ATGAAAGAGCTAAATAAGTACTCGCATTTCGGCAACATAACGCAAGAAAGCATTGGGGCTATTGGCAAGAAAAAGCCTCTCGGTCTATTCGGTAAAGCGTTTAACGGCATCTGGCTTGCCGGAGCCGCGCATTCTTTAATAAAATCGCCCAAAATAACTTCAGTAGGGACACCGGGCTTAAAAAGATTATAAGGAGAATATGAAATGGAACTATTAAGAAAGAAAGTAATCCCATTCGAGATGATTAAAATAAGTGCACTCAAGGTAGACATGCAGGATATAACAAAATGGGGAGATGAGATTAACCGCCATATGTCGCAAGTGTTCCCCTTCTTATCTGAAGGGTTAAGGCCAGTTGTATTTTCAGAAAAAGACGCCGAGAGTGGCAATGCGATAGGAACTGTAGCGTGGAGGAATGGAGATAAGTCGATCACTATCCCGGTTATTATTGATGATTACCGCTTTGCTGACCCTGACTTAGCGACTATGGGAGACAAGGTAATTCCCCTGGATGAAAATTTTATAAAGCAGCTGCTCGAGCAAGACATGCAGGGAGAAGTAAATTACGAGACTGAGCCATCAGAACAGATGGATTATATCAGCAGTATATTCGATCCAACCGAGATGGACTCCCGGGGAAACCCTTATGGGATCAAGATAGCCTCTTCAACGAGAGATAAAATCGTTGATGTCCTTAGCAAGTTTCCAGATACTAAGTTTATGCCGGAAGATAGCTATGCCAAACTTAAGACAGCGAGTTGTATGGACCAGGTAAAAATACCTATAGACTGCCTATTATATGAAGAGCCGGATAGCCCTTATCATTATAGCGGAGCAATATTGTATAAATCAGCAGGCAAGCCATTGGAAGTAGAAAATGTAAGCCATAAGCCAGAAGGGGACGTCAAAAAGTTACGCGACGATATTACTATGGCGAAGGCAGCAGAATATTTATATTTACGCCCAGATCGCTTGAAGTCGGAAATGCCCCAGCTGAAACTTATCGCCAAAAACGGCAGGCATCAAGTAATAGTTGACAATAAAGAGAGAGATGCCGTGGCATTCGTAAATCTATATTCTATAGATGGCAATAGCTCCAGCAAGGCACTGGTCATAGTTAATAAAGATGGTGAATGCATTAAATCCTCCGGCGACCCAGTAGAATGGCCGCCCGCATTAGCCCCCACTTGGCAATATGGCGAAATATATGGAAAGGACAATGAGCCCAACAGGGAAACCAGGGAAATCGGCGATTCTATCATAGAGTTAGATAAGTTTGATAATTCTCCGATATTCAATGAAAAATACATAGTGTTTGTAGTATCGAAGGGGAATTTGTCAGTTCCCTATAAGATGGCTAAATATGAGGAATACAAGATAGGATCAAAGGGCGATGTCGTTAAATTGGCTGATTTAGAATCAATGGCAAGCGGGGCAATAATAAGGGTCTGGCTGGGGCACAACATAACAAAGCCCGTTTTAGCCAATAAAGAGAAGATGAGAGATTCGGAATATAAGGCGTTGATGGACACGTCATACCCAATTTATTTGCTGCCGGCTAATTATGAAATATATGAACTCCCCGGGAAGCCAACCCAGCCGGCAATAGCGGGCGAATATCTCAAAGATATTTTAGCTGAGAAAATAGCCAGCTTTAACGGGAGGCTAACGCTTTCTGATAGCAGCGCTGGATTATATAGCATCAACGTGTGCACGCCAGTCGAAGGGATAGTTCATAGCGATCTTGATAAAACAGCAGCCCTTTTATACATAAGAAATTATATGGGATCGAGCATAGAAAAGCTGGCTTATATCCAGCTGGATAAAGAATATGACATCAAATTGCCCGAATCGCATAAAGATGTTGACTTGGCACCTCTGGACAAATATCGCGGAGAGTGGATGAAGCTGGCGTATTGTATATCTCACGACGACAAGCTTCTTAAAACGGTGGAGTATATTAACAAGGGCGGGGCATTTAAGTCCAAGGTGGCAGACGTCTCTGATGTAGTTAAGTCATTGTCTAACATAGAATATGCAGACAACGATAACATAGGCGGGGTGAAAAATATACTTCCTCTATTGGAAGAGGTGCTTGACAGAGTGGGGCAGTTATTGCTAATATCCAGATTATCCAAAATAGATCTATCTGAACCGATATTAGCCAGGGCATTTAAAGCTGTAACTGAGCTGCATAACGAAATTAAGGGCGAAAACACAAACAATGAATAATCAGCCCGTACCTTGCAGGATAATACCCCACGAACAATATATTAAAGTTATGATCCTGTCGGGCATGTCGCAAGAGGACATCGCGGCGCAAACATCATGTGAAGGGTTTAATATACTTCCAGACAACCAGTTTGAGAGAATATTAGAAATATGCAAGAGCATGCCGGACGGGAAGAAGATGATTGCGGAAAATATAAAGAACCAAAAAACTGGTGCCGGCCCGTTTATTTCAGATAAAATACTAAAGGAATTCAAGTACGAGGAATACTTTAACGACCTTGTATATCAATGTCTGTCTGTACCCCAAAGCAAATACAAGCACCGGCAATATCAGGGAATAACGTCAATACTGGCAGACCGCAGGGTAAGGACTTTTTTAGAAATATCCGTAATAATCAACATGAACCCAGAAGAAATAAAGAAGGGGTGGCGCAAGCTGACAGGAACTGCCCCGGAAAAGCATATAAACTCCAGGATATCATGTTATTATTATTATTATTGGCGGTTTACTATGGCCAATATGAGGATGCATAGTGCAAAGAAAAGCATAGATATCGTTAGTTATCTGAACATAGACCCGATAAATCAGTTTTATTATCCTCACCGGCAAATGGTATTCTCTTCTGCTGAAGTGCTTCTTAGTTATTTCGGGTTATTTTCCGATGATGACAGAAGGAGAATGGAAAAGGAGGAGTACGGGAGATGCCACCAGATGATTATGAGCTCATTCGACAGTAGAAGCTTTGCCCTCCCGCCGTGGATACTGTCGGAGCATGAAAGAATAGCGGTGGATATTGGAAAGAATGAAGGCGTAGAAGGCAAGGATTATTACATTGACCAGCTCAACAAAATATTTAGAAGGATGGTAGTCAGGACAGACGAGCATACTCTGTCTGAAATAAATAAGAACAAAAGAAGATTAGAGAGACAGCCAGAAAAAGATGAACCCTACAAATAACGTAGAGCTATTGGGTTTAAGGGCGGAATTCGAAGAGCGGGCATCAAAGCCGTTTAAGAGCATGCCTAAGGTTACCAAGCCAATAACAGAAATCGACTTAGAAGAATATCGCGTAGATATGGCTGCAATTGCTGAAAGCATATTGAATTTCAAGGACGGGTATTACTCTCTGGAAGAATATCCATTTTGGATTGATATATTTAATAGCCCCCGTTTAACTCTAGAGGTAGAGCCAGTATACAGGAATATGGTGCTTAAATGCTCGAGGCAGATTGGTAAGTCTGTATTTTGCGGAGCGATAGGTACGGTGATGTCTATAACGAGAAATTCATTTAACACTATAATTTGCCATCCAACTGATAAGCAGGTTAGTGTATTCTCGGCAGAGATACTAAAAAGGTTCAACCTTGACTCTGTGGTTACCGATGTATGGTATCGAGACCCGCGCAAAACAGTAAGACAGGTTAAGAACTATGGATACTTAAGCGGATCGAGAATATTGCTGGCAAACATATATAACTCAGTACTATCGGCGAGAGGGGCTTCTGGAGATCTTATAATCATAGATGAGAGCCAGGCTATACCAACAAGCCATGCAGCTATCATTGAAAGCTGCGCCCAGAGATCTAAATATCGCACAATAATACATTCTGGAACCCCTAACTCCCCGCTTAACCCGCTGCAGGTAAAATTCGACGCATCCACCCAGCATGAATGGATGGTTCCCTGCATGCACTGCGGGCACTGGAATGGACCGCTAGGTGGAGACGGAAAAGACAAAAAAATTAAAAACATTGGCAAAACGGGATTAATATGCGACAAGTGTGGCTTTAGGATATACCCTGAAGACGGAGAGTGGGTAGCTGCTTATCCAGATAAAGAAGTTGCCGGTTACCACATAAACGAGCTGATGGTTTCCTCTATTAACTGGCCGAGGTTATTATTCGATCTGAAAACAAGGGACGAGGTATTGATATGGAATGAACTGCTGGGAATATCATATTCCGGAGAGGCATTTCCTATACCATTCGAACTTATGGTCAAACATTGCGACCCGTCGAGGTTTTTAGTAGAATATGATGCGGATGTGCCCATGGGTATAGGCGACTATATGTTTGCCGGGATAGACTGGGGCGGAGAGACTGCCAAGCTAAGGCAGAAGGATAAAATAAAATCGTTTACGATGTTGACTATATCTAAATATGATATTGCCAGGAATAAAATAGTCGTTGTCTTTATAAGGCGATATTTTGAATTACCGGATTTTGATTCGGACAGCCCCAATGAAGTTTTAACAGACATTATTCACTGGCTGAATGTATTCCACGTTAATGTTGTCGGATGTGATTACGGGATAGGGCATAAGGAGAACCAGAGGATAGCAGACGCTATTGGCATAGAAAGAATGATGGAGATGCAATACCTCGGGGACACCATAGAGTTTTATGAGTATCTGATCACGTCGAATAAGTTTATTATAAACCGGAGCAAGGCTATCGAAGACTTCATAGAAGCATTGAAAATGGGGGAATACGAATTCCCTAGATTAGAAGAAATATCGGAATATATCTCCGACGTAACGGGGCTATATAAATATAACGACATTCTTAACCGGGTAATTTATGGTAATAACGGAACCGACGATTGGATGCATACACTTATATATATATTATTGGCGATGAGGTATTATTTTAACGACGAAAGATTCGTCTATGTTAAAAAAGCATAATATGTTGACAAAATAATATATATATTATTAAATTGGTAGTGAGAATATCGAGGAGGTTCTATGTTGGTTAGAATCAAAGGAAGACGCGAAATCTTAATAAAAAGGAGAAGATTATGGGTTTAGTAGAAGAGCTTAGAAAATTGGCATATGATGCCGAAATGGACAAGCTGGCAGGGGAAGATGCCCCGATGGTAAAATTGTCTCAGAAAGAGATGATGGAGAACATGGTATATGACGCTATCACAAATGCCGCATATGCCGACGAAATGAATAAGATAGCAGAAGACGAAGCAGCAGTCGACGGAGTAGTGTTTGACACTGACGAAGAGTTGATCGGGGCTGTTTGCAAGCGAGCCAGCGATCTTGCTATGGAGACAATCGCTGGACTTTCAAATGCAGAAGAGCTTCAGAAACAGGCATCAGTAATTGATGAACAGATTGGACAAATGTCGGCCAGCGAACTTAGTAAATATGCCGAAGACATAGCTTTCGGCAGAGGCGTTGCCCATGGAGAAATAATGGCTAAAGAAGCAGCCTATAATGAAGCTGCAGACAGCGTGTACACTGCTCTTATCTATAAGATCGCTGAGAAATTCGGCGAAGATAATGCTGCGGCTATCGACGAAGCTGTAAGGGAAGATGATCAGCCATTGGCAGATGTCGCATCAATAGCAGCGGAAGAAGCCGCAACCGCTATGGCGGCGGAAGTCGGAGCGGAAGAGCTTGCCAATAATCCCGAGGCGGTTTCTCAGATTGAAGAAATAGCTATACAGATTGGAGAGCAGGTTGCCGAGGAAGTAGCTGCAAACTCAGAAAAGACAGCCGCAGTAGGTATTAAGCCAATAAGGCAAGGAATTAGCGCATTTGGTAAATATATTGCTAGAGCGGGCAAGTCTTTAGGCTCAAGCCCAGCCGCAAGAGGAGCTAGAGCAGGAATCACCGCCGCAATGACGGCGTCAGGAAAAGCTATTGGAAGCTCTTCTTCGTTTTTAGGGTTGCCAGGGGCATATAGATCTATAACTAGAAGCAGGGGCGGACTAGCTACTGCAAGGCGAGCTAAGCGGGTAAAAGAATTGCTTAGCGGATCAAGGGTAAGAGAATTCAACAGCCTTATCAAGGGAAATGTAGGGGCAAACCAACATATTAACCCCGCTGATTTGCTATCCGGAAGAGGAGCGGAACGCCTTAAGGTCTTTGGCGCTCGCGCTGGAGTAGCAGGAGCATTGGGCGGCGGAGGCTATCTCGGGTATAAAGGCGTAAAGCGAGAAAAATAATAACATAGATATACCATGTCCGGCTCAATATGTCGGGCATGGTATATAATAAAGATGACAATAAGCAAAAGGAGCAAACTATGGAGCATCCGATGAATATTAAAGAGCGAATAGGCAAATTGGCGGAAGAAGTTGTTGCTTTTTATAAAGACACGAATATCCCGTTGACAAATGCCGTGGCAAAAATAGCAAAGGATTACGGGTTAAACAATGGAGAGATAGAAGAGCTATGTGCAAAAGCCAACCACAATGTATTCAGAGAGAAATATGCCGGGGACAAGCTAGCTGTATTTAATATAGCTCAGCATAAAGACGCCAAAGATATTATTGCGAATAAGACAAAAGTAGCCCAAACCATATCAGCCGCTCCAGATATTGTTATTGTCGAAAAAATAGCCGAAGCAGTCCCTCTCGAAGATGATCAACAGGAACAATGGGAAGAAGATAGAAAGAAAAGGAATATCGCAAATACCACTGAAGCCGGGGAGAGCAATGCCGACATATTGAATATGTTGACAGTCAAGCGGGACGATATAGTTGTCGGGCTTTATAACACAATCAAGGCTCTATATCAGTCAGGGTCGAACCTAAATGAAATATACAGCGTTTTATCAAATACCTGGGGAGATCAAAACAAGCAAGAAACTGCCAAGGCATTCAAGTCAATGGTAGACAAGCTTAAAGAAGAAGGGTATATTGAGCCGAACGCTAACTATGGAGAAGGAGAGCAGCCGGACATGTCGGATATGGAAGTAGTAGATAGCGATATAAAGACAGTCGCTCAAAAGCTGGCAGAAGTCAATAACGATATAGCTCTACACCTGATAGTCCATGAGAACATAAAGTCAATGCTGAAAACTGCCGGGGCAGATATTGCCGCGGGGGATATAAGCAAGCGAATATTATGCGGAGATTATAATAATAGTAGCCCTCTTCACAAGGTAGCGATATCGAAAGAAATATCTAAAGTGTTGGGGCAGGCGCTTGCAGCTACTGTTATAATGTCAGGTATTGCCGGAGCGAGCACTGCCGGTAAATCTTTAATTGTTGCGATAAAGGCGCCCAGAGTTAAAAAGCTTATCTTAGAGAAATACCCAGAGCTAAGAGAAGTAAGGGCAGAATTATTCGATGACTTGTTTACTACCTTTATTCAATTAAACCCGCAGTTGTTAGACACGCCATTTGCTTTAGCATCATTAATCTTAAAGCATGCAGAATATGGGGTTATCGACACGCCAACCATAAAGACCCTTGCTTCGTTTAGACCTCCTAATCCTATGGATACGCTGGAAAGCCAATTAATATCAATGACCCCCGGGCTATTAATGAACGCCAATAAAAATGATAATAGCAATAAAGACAGCGGAGCAACGGCAGTCAAAAATCCGGCCTCCGCCTATAAATACGATCGATAAATAAACATGGGCAGAGCAGAAACAGGCACGAAAGAAACCCAGTTAATCAAAGCCTTATTCGACTTTGAGTACTATGGCAATAACTTTAAGGCTATACAGGGAGACATCGAAAAGCTGTATAATTATGCGGAGTACTTCGCCGCTTTTACTATCGCGGGGACGGTAATCGAAAAATTAGCTAAATATCCCATATCCAACATCACAGTAACGGCGACTGCGGCGGATAGGAAGGAAATATGGAAGATATTAAGAAAGATAAAGCTAAGGGAAAGATTAATGCAGATAGGGATGGCCTACGGCACGTATGGGCTAACCTGCGCTGTACCCATGAAGGCGATCAAGAAACAGATAAAATGTAAGAAGTGCGGAGAAATATATGACCTGCGAGATCTAGAGAAAAACGACCATAAGAAATATACTTTTGATGGAGGCAAATTTTCATTTGCATGCCGCAATGAGAAGTGCGAGCAGTATAATATGTCGGCAGTGTTTGAGGTGATAGATTACCCGGTAACGGACTTAAACAAATTAAATATAGCCATCTGGTCGCCATATAATTTAAGGCCTATTAGAAATGATATAACCGGAGAGACTCAATGGTTATATAAAATACCTCCCGCCACTCAAAAGCTAATAAAGGAAGGGAATCACTTCGTATTATGCCATACCCCTCAATTATATATAGATGCTATATTCCTGAGCACCACCCAGGAGGTCAGGCTAGACGAAGATAGTATATATATATTCGAAGCTCCCACAATGAAAATATCTGGCAAGCCAATACCTCCAATGGTAAGGGCGTTTAGAAGCCTGGCAATGAATGAGGCGTATTTAGCAGCCAATAAAATAATAGCCAAGGAGCTATTAGTGCCATTCCGCATGATGTTCCCTGTTGATAGAGGAACATTAGGAAAGCCGGTAACCAATACAATTAGCCTATCTAAAATGAAGAATGTGATCCAGGCGGAGATTGCTAAATGGAGAGAAGACCCTAATTATGTCCCGTTTATGCCTATCGAGATAGGGAGCAAAGATTTCTGGGGAAATGGCAAAATGCTTGTGCTGCATGATCAGTTAAGGAATCTAACGCAGGATATATTAGCAGAAATAGGCGCCCCGATAGAGTTTATCTATGGCGGAGCTACATGGTCTCGCCAGAACGTATCGGCTATAATATTAGAGAGTTCTTTTAAGGCTATGGCAGATATGTTCCAGGAGATGCTGGATGCCCTTGCTGATATAATAAACAAAAGCATGGGCTTATCTGACAAGTGCACCATAAGGCTCGGCGTGCCAAGGTTAGTAGAGGCAATGGCAGAGAATAGCTACATCAAGGAAGGCATGGAAGCTGGCGATATATCCAAACCCACATATTACGAAAGGTTTAACATTGATTATGACGAAGAGTCCCAAACTAGCACTAAAGACAATGAACGCACAAGAACTGCCATGGAAGAGAAGGGTAAAAATATGGGGTTCAGCGAGGTAGCAAGAGCAAAGGTGCTTGCTAATTACAAAAAAGAAGAAAGAGAGATGGAGAGAAAAGAGCAGCTCCGTGACAGCCTTGTAATGAGTGCAATTAATTCAGATAACACTGCTACGCAGATAGAAAGCCAGAAGAAATTATTAGAGATGCAATCAAAAGTACAGCTACGCGAAAGAAAGATAAGCGAAAAATCACAGTTAAAGATGATGAAAGAAAACAATAAATTGCAAATAGAACTAATGAGAAAGCAGATGAATCTGAACCTGGAAGCCGAAAAGGAGCAGGCATATGCTCAGGAAGAAATATCCGGCAATATAGAGAACAATAGAATGCAGCAAGAGCAGCAATCGGCAATGGAATCCGGCGTAAACAATTTAAGCCCTCAAGAAAAAGCTAATCTTGAGACTATGCCAAAAGAGCAGCAGCAGGAATACCTGGTAAATAAAGGGAGAGAGTTTAACGAGAAAATGGCTCCTCCAGAACAGCAAGACGCAGAAGACGAACCAGCTAAAAAGGCACCAGCGGCCAGCAAGGTAGATAAAAAAGCAAAAGGAAGACAGCCAAGCAGCGAGGCGGAAGATGACAGTGGTATATCTCAGTTAATCAGAGCCCTGATCGGAGCTCCGGAAGGCGAAGAGAGAAACAAGCTATTAAAGGCTTTAGAACAGCAATACCCAGAACAGCAAGAGCAAGTATTAAAGATAGTGGATGATGAAATTACAAAAATGTATGTCAGCGACGTCATAAATGTTAACCCTGGTAAAGAAGACGGCATCTTTAACGAAATTAATAAAAAACATCCCAGGCTATATAATGCGGTTGGCGATGAAGTCCAAAAGCAATTTGTCCTCTTAGAGCAGGCTAAGCGATACGCCACGGCTTTATATAAAGCGAAGGATATCCCAAAACAATATAGCGTATTAATGTCAGAGATTAACCGGGGCGCCCCGGATGAGTTTAAAATCATGATAACCAAATATTATGAGGCGCTGCTCAATGCGGAATATGAAAAAGCTGTAGAGGGGTTAAATTATGAAGAGAATGGCAAGAAGCAGTCCAAGAATGAATCCCTGAGGATCAAGGATATTATAAGTAATTTAAAATCAATGGACAGTAAGACAAAAGAAGAGTTTTTATTGAGTTATCAGCATGAAGAACCGGAATTATTCAGTAAGATAATGGCGGGAATGGACCAAATCCAAACAGAACAAAAATAAGGAGTAAATTATGGAAAAGTTAAGATGTCCGAGAATGATTAAACATGCAGCAGAGAAAATAGCTCTTATTGGAGGAGTTATGAATGCAATAAGATCTGGCGATTTATCGCCAGCAGAAGCCGATGAGCTAAGAGCGCATTATGGATTAAAGCCCAAGGGAGGGCTAAAAACAAGAAATTTCTGGAAGGGAGAGGTAGCCGGTGCAGCTGGTGGTACCATTGGATCAAGAATAGGTGGAGCAGTTGGCGGACGGCCGGGACTATATGTTGGAACTCTGGCTGGAGAGGTTGGTTCAGCGTGGCTGAATGGCAATAAATGGACTAGAGGTAATTTAGAAAAGATAAGAGCGAGAAACGCTAACCTAAATAATAAATATAACAAAGCATAAGCTTTATTTATAAGGAGTAAATTATGCCACTATATGATGATGCGGCTATAAATAGAATAGCCAGTAAGGATGGGCGTAAATACGGGCAGTTTGGTAAGTATTATCTACGAAATGGAACCCCATCCGGCTATGAAGCAACTCCGGCAGGAATGTATTTTGACGCCCTGTTATTTATAACTGAAACTGTATTTGAAACTATTACGGATGAAGAGCTGCCGGAAGATGATCAGGATTCATTGGCCGGGCTGGTCATTCCGGCAGGAGTAGTGCTGCAGGGCAGGTTCACAAATATCAGCCTCTTGGCAGAAACAGAGGGGCATGTAATAGCCTATAAAAGCAGGAGATGATAAATGGCCGTAAGATGCAAAAGAAGGTTGATAGTACCGATATTTGACGCTGACGGAAACCAGTACACTAATGCCGGCGGGCAGAAAGCGATATTGATCTATGCCAAAAAGCTAACCACGGAAGTTGATAATGATTATCCTTATGACTGGTGGGGAGATGATACTCAAGGGGGAGCGGAATCTCCGCTTGTTTATGGAGGAGGCAGCGCTTTGGCAGCTTTTGCTTCTGCCCAGCTAGAATATCTAGGTAACGGCATCTGGGTAAAAGACATGGATTCTGCAAATCTCGACGGAGAAAATCCCGATAGGGAGGATTACTATTTTGTTAAAATCGGGACAGCGTCCTCATACGGAGGACCGACCGACACTAGCTGGACATTGGTAGATGGATATAACCCCATAAGCTTTGGCACGCTATCTATTCCTCCTAAAGCAATACTGAATGTACTGAATTTCATCAGCGACTTTGAGGCACTGGACTGGAGTGTTATTGCCGCCGTGGGGGCACTAATTGATACAATAGGACTGAACTCCGCCCACAGGATAGGCGACGGAACCGATCATCTAGTGCTTAGCGGAATAACGGCTGCCTCTGTTGCGGAAGCAGCAGCAGTTAACGCAAATATGCTAAACGAATTGACGAATAGATTAGGCGTATCTACCCCGCTGGCAGAAAAAATAGCCGCTTTATCTTAACGGTATGAGCGAAAACATATTTGATTTAATATTGCCAGAACAATCATTGCTGGACATTATTAATGGCAATATCAGGACATGCAATTTATTTAATAAGGACATAGAATTTTATAAGCCATTGAGTCAATCGCCAAACATAAGAGCAAGCGATGTCGGCATGGTCGTTTATTATAGCTTTAGTGATCTTAATGGAGCGACAGCCGCGGATTTATCGTTATACGGGAATGATGGCACTGTGTATGGCAGAGAGGAGACGGACGAAGAATTTTATGTATCTGCCTATGACGCTGCGATAGAGCTGGTGGGAGCCAGATTAGCAAGGGAGGCAGCAGGAGAGGTTGCAAAGGTTCATGTAGTTGTGACAGAAGTAAAAGATATCCTCGATGAAATATATATAGAAGGCGTAGACTATACGGTTGATTATACCGAATGCACGGTGACGGCATTAAAAACTGGAGGCATGACGGTTGGCCCGCTTTATTACATAACATATAATTATTATACCTTTAGCGAAGGACCTAATAGATATGCCCTGGATATCGCTGCTGCTGATAAAATAACCTGTGATCATGACACAAGCATCAATTTCGTGGAAACAATGACGGAAATTGTTATTGCCAATGTTACTTCCTCGGGGTATTTAGCAGAAAAACAGCTCTCACATTATATCTATGCTGATATCATGAACGTGCCGGAGCAGTTATTTACGCCGACAGCTTATAACGTGCCCGTGGAATTATTGCCTGCTGAATTATCAAAGGCGAATATTTATGATCAGATAGTTACAATTGCGGGATCAGTTATACCTTACGCGGAGCATACTGACTATCATATAGACCATATAAAGGGGACAATAACAATATTAAGCTGGGGCAGTATGGAGACGGGGATAGAGTACAAGATTAATTATAATTATTATTTATGTACCGCGCGCATATATCATGACGGAGGCCCTACTGATATTACGGCGGGATTTAAGCCCGGCTGGAACCATATAGCAGTGACATATGATAAAAATAGGATGCATAAACAGTTCAAGCTTTATGTAGATGGGCTATTGAAGGGTAGCCACACCTTCGGATTAACATTAGACTTAGACCTTGGCGTGGTGACTAACGATGCTCCGGATATAACGGATAACGTAGCGGATCTGGTAATGGGAAGAGACATGGTCGGCTCCTTGGATGAGATAATGATTTATAATAAACCCTTATCTTATAGCGAAATAAGGGCACATTATCTATATAGAGACGATAAGTCTCAAACATCGACGAGAAGCACTGGCTCTAGCCCTGGAGATGTTTCTTTCGAGGGCAATGTAAGTATTACCCCGGTTGAGGTAGCCGGGTATGCATTGCTACCCACGGATTATATTTTAGATGTTTCGTATACGCTCACCGGGGAATGCACTATCACCGTACCGGTATCAGAATGCTATCAGGGGAGAGTATTTGGGGTAAAGGATAGTGGAGGAAATGCGTTTAATCATAATATAAGAATTGCCGCTACCGGAGGGCAGACTTTTGACGGCGAGGCATTTATATTGATTAGAGATAGCTATCGAGGCTTGATGTTTTATTGTAATGGCGGAAATTTTCTTATTATGTCAATGAAGTAAGGAAAGTAGCTTGACAAATAAGATAATAAAACTATTATCGGCGTAAAGAGGTAGAGATGCTGAATACATTGTGTAACTTAAGCTTAGTAGATCATCGGATTGCTTTATTTGTTATAGAGCAAGTAGAGGAATACTTCTATGTCAGAACCAGCACTCCGGGGATATTTGAAAGGCTGCTGACTAGCGATTTAAAGGCAGTTAAAACATCTGGGACAGCAGCGGTAGCTGAATATTATTATGTTAGAACCGAAACTCCAGGCGTCTTTGAAAGGATACTTACGAGCGAAGGCGAAGCAATTAAAACCAGCCTTGTATCCGAAGAGGTCGGGGAATATATATATGTAAGGACAGATATGCCGGGCGTATTCGAGAGATTGCTGACAAGCGATCTTGCCGCAGTCCAGGCGACTTTAGAAGAAGCTACTGAAGAGTATTTCTATGTGAGATCTGACGTCGAGCCCGGCGCCTATGAGAAATATCTGCTGAGCACATTAGAGCCGTTCATGGTTCTAATCGTCTCAGTAAACAAGAGGGATCTATATGTAAGAGATGGCAAGGGAGGCTTTGAACAGCTTCTTGGTAGAGATTTAGAGAAAATCCAAATAGAAGATTAATAAAAAAGGAGAATTAAAATGAAAAGGACATTATGCTTATTGATGATAATCATCTTATCAGTTGTAAGTCTTTATGGGGTATATGTATCGGATTATACGGGACCAGAGTTCGATGCAATGTTGTTGAAGCTGTATGGGGTTACTGACGGTATAGGCGATGGTAATAAGGCGTTGGTATTGGACGTGAATAACGCCATAAAAAGCGGTATAGATACGCTTTATGTTGGGTATATGATTGTGACAGAAGAATTAATTACCCCTCCCGGAGATAGGGCGGCTTATAACGCTATAGCCCAAATAGATACTAATGGTGCAGTATCGGCAACTGATTTATTCGGATGGATAGCCACATACTCAGACAGCATGATAACTATTGCTGATAATGGCGACGGGACTATTACGCTTGCGTTACCGCAGGAGATAGACACGAACGCTTCGGTTGATTTCGGGGGAATGACCTTGGTAAGAGGGCTAACAATGGGAGGCGATCTTAAGGCGGTTGGCTATATAGCAGTCGGAGATACGACTACGGGCGACCATGACGTAACTATATATTTTGCAGATGATGCCGCCTACAACGCCGAGAGCTTTAAATGGGATGATGGCGACGGCGAATTTATATTATCAGATGACTTAGATTTAGGGGCTAACACTCTAACAGTAACAGGATCAATTGGAGCCACAGGATCTAGGGTTTTAAAGGGCTGGTTTACGGCTGCCGAAATAACAAGCGCTGCCGGGCTTACAGTCGGGGGGTCTCAAATCAATTCTGACGCATTGAGCGATGTTGCCTCGATTGGCATGCTCGACGAGGCGGAAACAGTTACAGGGATCTGGGTATTTAGCGATACTACTACCGCAGTGACTGTTGGCGCTGGCGTTGCCGGGATTGATTATCGGGTATTATTCAACGGCGAAACCGCAGACGGATCAATAACCTATAAAGAAGATGAAGACCGGTTTGATTTTGACAATGACGTAGACGTGATAGGAGATCTTACGGCGTCCACAATAGCTAGCGACGGAACTATTAGATCTATTGGCTATATAGCAGTAGGCGATACCGCTTCCGGAGATTCGGATGTGATTATTTATTTCGCTGATGACGCTGCATTTGATGCAGAAAGCCTAATGTGGAATGATGGGGACGGAGAATTCCAGTTTACGGACGATTTAGACCTAGGCTCTAATAATTTACTATTAACGGGAGATATTGGAGCTACGGGATCAAGGATTACAAAAGGCTGGTTTACTGCCATGGAAGTAACAACCGCTGCCGCTTTGACTGTGGGCGGATCTCAAATTAATTCAGGCGCCCTGAGTGATGTAGCCAGCATTGGTATGCTCGATGAAGCAGAATCGGTACTGGCCGCCTGGGTGTTTAATGATACCACGACGGCTATAACCGTCGGAGCTGGGACAGCAGGAATTGATTACCGAATATTATTTAACGGGGAAACAGCAGACGGCACAATTACTTACATGGAAGACGAAGACAG